CGAGAGTGCTGCGACAAGAAAGGCAAGACAAAACTTCGCCGTCGGCGCCGAGCCGTAAAGTAATGAGCGCGGGAAGCACATAACGCTGCGAGCATTGAATATACCATCGTCATTGGACATGCACATTGAAATATTCCGCATTTAAATATTCAGCATTAAAATATTTAAAAAAACAGATTTACAAACCTATTATCCGCCGCAGCGGCAAAATGACCGCCGAGGCGGTAAAAATAAAGGCGTATCGCACACGATACGTGCAGAAATGCAGAAAGGATCCGAAATGCAGAACGAATCTATCGGCACGGGCACGACCTCGCCCGCAGTCGCCGGGGCAGCAGCTCCGACCGACGCAAACAAGGTCACGGGTGATACGGCTCTGTCCCCCGCAGAGCAAGGCGCAGCGGCAATGCGCGCCGAATTCGAGTCCCTGATAAAGGGCAAATTCAAGGAGCTGTACGACGAGCGGGTCGGCGGTGCGGTGAAACGGAGACTAAGGGGTATGAGTGCTCAGGTAAAGAGATTAGAGGCGCTGTCACCCACCCTCCGCAGCTTTGCCGCATCGCACGGCATAGACGACGGCGATACCGATGCGCTTAACCTTGCGCTGTCGCGTGCTCTCGGCTGCTCTGCCGCGACGGGTACGGGCGGAGGAAATGACACATGCGCCGACATGCTCCCCTCGCAGCAAGACGGCTGCTCCGAAAAGCACGCCGAAGGCATTACCGGGATCGGCGGTACAAGCCATGGCATTACAACAGCCGACAAAGCTCAGTCGGAGCACGGCACGGCAAACGATAATGACAGGTACAGCGACTCCGACAACGGCACATCGGCTGACGGCACCGACGAAAGGTCCGGTATCGCATCGGGCAATCTCTCGGATGAAAGCTCCGGCAGAGACTCAGAAGAAAGAACCGACCCCGACAGCAGAACAGACAGCACCGGCGAAGCGCTCGATACGGCAGCGCTGCGGCGCGCACACGGCTGGGCAGCGGAGGCGCATGAGGTCGCAAGGCTATATCCCGACTTTGACCTCCGCTCCGAGATAGCAGATCCGCGATTCCGTTCGCTGCTGAGAGGCGGCGCAGGAGTGCGCGATGCCTACGAGGTAGTACACCGTGACGAGCTGCTGCCGGCAGCCATGCGCAGTGCGGCACTCTCGGCTGTAAACAAGCTGACCGACAGCATAGCAGCCGGTACGGTAAGACCCGCCGAAAACGGGGTCTCCGCCGCGCTGCCGTATGCCTGCGGAGTCGGAGATATGACTCGTGCAGAACGCGATGAGCTTGCCCGCAGAGTCGCGCACGGCGAACGAATAGTTCTCTGATATCCTGCCGCAGGCAACGGGATTTCGACTTATATCACATCGCGATATCGAGCATTTGATATTGAGAAGTCCCGTCGGCGCCATAAACCATTCGACTCGTCCGAGTGCCGCAGCGCCGAAACAACACAGTCAAAATGCAGAAAGGAAAGAAAATGAGCACAGTTACAACTACCACTCTCTCCGCAGAGATGAAAACCTTTTATGACATGCGCCTCATCGACGAGGCATCCCCCATGCTCGTTCACGAGCAGTTCGGACAGAAGCGTCCCATTCCGCAGGGCGGCGGCAAGACAGTAAACTTCCGCCGCTTTTCTCCCCTTGCGAAAGCGACCACCGCGCTTACCGAAGGAGTAACTCCGAGCGGCAGCAGCCTCTCGGTATCGAACATCTCCGCAATCGTCGCACAGTACGGCGACTATGTTGTTCAGTCGGATGTTCTCGAGCTGACCGCAGTAGACAACACCATACTCGAGACGACGAAGCTGCTCGGCAGGCAGGCGGGACTTACGATGGACACCATCGTCCGCAATGCGCTGCTGCTCGGCACAAACAAAAGCTACGCGCCTAAATACGTTGCAGATACCAACGGAAATCTCGTCGAGACCGAGGTTACGAAAACCGCAGACCTCGACACAAGCGCAAAGCTCACCGTAGATGTAGTACAGCGCGTCGTTGCAAAGCTCCGCGCGCAGAATGCCCCCACCATCGGCGGCGACTATGTATGCATCATTCACCCCTAT